AGCTGGTTTGAAATATGAACTCCAACGATCTGGGTCATATGGTTGACCGTCTACTGACGCTTCAAACATTTCTTTCATAACTCTAAGCTCAACATCTGTTGGTTTCTTTGGCAAGAAATCACTTAAGTTATACAATCCGAATTGTTCAACTGCGGCTGCTTCATCAGCAGTTAGTGCAGTTTCTTTACGTGCCCATGTGCTGGTATTGTAATCAGCATATCCACCTTTTGAAGTTTTCTTGATGTTAAAGTCAAGACCACCTTCATAGTCAGTTGGTAGATTTTCCATTTCTGGATCGATCAATGCATTTTTAACCAAGTTAAAAATTTGTGGACTAATAACAAATCTGCGAATTGGATTTGCTGGTGTTTTGTCATCACTCAATGGATTGTCACGTACAAAACCTTGGAACAAATAACTACGCTTTTTCCAATATTTACGGCCCATTTCTTCTAAATTGGGATCCTTAAACCATGTACGTACTTCTGCCAAGATTGGGCAAGCACTCCCGTCATTATACATTTCCACGCAAGGAACTTGTACCATAACTGGTTTGCTGTCTGCTTGTCCTTTAATACCAGCAAATGGTAATTTAATCATTGCACGTTCAACCCAAAAGAAATCATTCTTTGTGTTACCGTCTGGTAAAAATCTTACTCTTGCTGTGGTGTTTTCTGGAATGTTCCAGTGTGCGTAAATGGCGTTATCGCCTTGTGACTGATTACCGCTCCCACGGGTCTCATTTGCTTGTAGTTTTGCGCGAATTTCTGCTAATGTCATTGCCATGATATGTTTCCTTTATAAATTAAGATGGTCTTTAAAAATGTGCCTAAATGTATACAGCACTCCCGCAGTATACAATAATATTTATCTAGTTGCTAGACTTTTGGTAGATTTATTTTTTTAATCCAGCCAGACTACGAATGAATTCCAAATCGTCCGATTCTTTGACTACTGGATTTTCATTTGGCCAATCCATCCCAGTTGCACCGTATTCATGTGAATGTTCTGGATCTTGTTGTGGACTTGTCTGTTGAGCGAAATTGGTTTGAGCATCACGTCCATTTTGTTTTAGACTTGCTTGTACTTTTTCGAATACTTCAGGCATATTTGATTTTAGCCAAATCTTAACTAACGCTGTTGCATCTGCATCCGGACCATGACTTATTGCCAGCTGTTCAATTGCATCATTCAATTCATCATTGCCAATGATTGGGCTAACGCTACTACGAGCATCCATGCCATCCATACCAACCGGCAACGGACTTTGCAATAGTTTAATTAATGCTGTTACTTTATCTTCGTTGTCGGGCTTTGCCCATGTGCCTTCAAAAACACCATCAGCCCATTCTTCCAACTCGTTGCCGTGTTGTGCAAATGCTTCTTCTTGTTGACGCTTGTATGCACGAGCAACATATGGTAATGCATCGTCAAATCTTTCATCGTACATTTTTTTAACAAAACGTTCGCGCAATGTATTTACATCTATTTCTTCTTCTACGTCTGAGTCAGGTGTATAAGAATCTAAGAATTCTTGATAGTGTTTCTTATTTGCTAAATGTCTTAGTGTATTTTTAAGTTGTAGATAGTGGTGTGTTGCGGCCTGTGCCATATCAGCAGTTTCAGCATCTTCAAATTGACGACGTTTAGTTGAACGAACAAAGTGGCTCATTGCAGACATTTCAGCAACCATATTGTTAATGCATTCACCTATCTCATCGTACATACTACCACCTTCACTTAAGTGACGTGCAGTAGCACGAGCACCATGTAGGTTAGTGTGATCTAGTAAGAAACGCTCGCCACGTGAGTTTTCAATATAAATTTTTTCAATTCTTCTACCACGGTCGCCACGAACTTTATCGCTAACTGGTGCACCGTGTTTGATTAACAATCGGCACTCACCCATGTCTGCATAGCTTTTATGAGTTGTGCCGTATAATTTACTTTCAGTTACTTTAATATCTTGAGAAGTTGATACTTCGTCTGATTTTGCCTGTTGTTTAATATCTTGTAATTGTAAATTAGATTTATTAATGTCTCGTGTATCAAAAGTTAATAAATTTCTTTTTGCAAATTGTCTTAGATTACGTAAAAATTCATACCATTGTTTTCTTTGGTCTCTATCCATATCTGCGCTGATATTTTGACCAAAATAAGCCTTTAAGCTAGTTTCATCGATTAAACTAATTGTTACTTTGCCAAATTCTGTGCCATCACTGCCAGTATATGTAAAATTAAAAAATCGTGCATTTTCAGGATCTGTTTCAGCCTGTGCTTTTTCGTTACCCAAAGTTACATTGGGAAAACGTGAGCGTATCTTGTTAAACAGCTCTGTGGAAATGGATTCTATTTCTTTACTCATGATAGTATATTTATCCTAATACAGCTAGAAAAGGCATAGGTTCAATGAATGTATCTATGCTGTCCCGCAATTCAGCATCAAGTCCTGCATCAAAATTCTGCATTAACTGTGCCATTCTAACTACAAGTAGCGTTGCCATGACCAAATCGTCATGCTCTCCCAATTTGGCTGCATAACTAGATCCTGTTGCTACAAAATTCTTTAATTCACTTACAAGCATTTTACTTGCTATAGCCATTCGTTTTGTTTCAATTAAACTCTTTAACTTAGAGCATGCAGCCAGCTTTGATTTGTTTAATGTAGTAAATCCTTTGCGATATCTGCCTGTGTGCCCTGTGCGTTTTGGTTCGCTTAAAAATATACCTGATATATTTTCTTCACCTATTTCATTTATAGCAACTAGTGCGGCTTCTCCCAAGGTATTGTTTTCTACACTATAGTAAACATTGTTATTACCTGCAATTTCAGCAAGGTACTGACAAATTTCTTTCATAATAACAACTTGGCGTTGTACAATAGTTCTATTATGACTCCACTCTGCAACTTGTTTTAATCCTGGTAACTCAAATACTTGGATGGCTGCCGGATCACCACCGGTACCTAGGCTTGGATCTAGCCCTACTACATAAGTACAATCTTTTTCAGGCTTTTTATACCAACGTACTTGTCCTTGTTTTTCTAACGGATCGATGCCCGCCATTTCAACTAAGAACAATGGATTAATAAGAGTTTCATCAAAAATAATGAACTCGCATTCCATTTCACGACGGAAACGTTCTTCGCCTAACTGCGCTCGCATTTGTTCTGCCCACGCCTCATCACGATCTGGATGTTCTTGCCACTTACTACGAAACGCTTTAAATCCATTTTTGCCAAGTTCTGTTTCGTTACCGAAATTATCAAATGTGTTGTTAGCTTGACGCCAAATTTGTGCAAACTGGTCTTCGTCTGAATTTGGTGTACTTGTAATAATACACTTACCACCAGTTGCTAGTGTAGGAGTAATAGAAGTCCAAAACTCTGACGCAATAGTGGGGCGGACGAACGCAAACTCATCACAATACAATAAGGATATTGACATACCCCGGCCTGTGTTTTCTGTGGTTGTTTGACTTACAATACGACTTCCATTTTCAAAGTCCAAACTTCCTTTGTTGTAACTGGTAACACCAGCACGTATAAAGTCCGGACAGTTTTCATATGCATACCGAACACGTTGCATAATCTCTTGTGCGCCCAAGTACTTGTGTGCCGCAACTAAGATAGTGGAATCGGGCACAAACATAGCGTACCATAATAAGTAGCCAGCGGCAGTAGTTGACTTTCCAGTTTGTCGTGGCATCATACTAATCGAAAATCTGTAATTATGATAAGACTCAATTAGTCTTTCTTGATATTCAAATGGTTCATATTGTATTGCACCCTTAGTTGGGTGCTGGATGAAAAAGTAACGACTCATAAAATATGAAGGCCCTTTTACTGGGTCTGCACAACGGGCAATTTCCAGAATTTGTTGTTCTGAATAAGACATCTTTCGGTAAGGTGTCTTGATAATTGCTGATTCTAAGTCTTTACTCATAATGCCTTTTACTGTATAATATAAGTATATTTAACATCAAACAAAAAATGGTAAATCAAAATGTCAGATACCCTATTGCTTAACAGCAACTACGAACCTATTAGTGTACTT